GCCAGGCCGGCGCGGGACACCGGCGGCTTGTACAGGCGCCCGTCGTCGGTTGGAAAGATGCCCAGGTACTCGCCGATGTTGGACGTCAGCACCTGTTCTGGCTCCCCGAACGTGAACACCCGTGTGGGCTGCTGTGCCTTTTGCGGCGTGGCTTGGGGTTTTCGGTGTCGTCTGGGCATGGCTTCCGCTCGTGAGGTAACGGCTCTTGCGCCGCTTGTTGGTGTTCAGGGGTTCGTTGTGCAGGGCGTGCATCACCGCCCAGGCAATGTCGGCGTGGCCGGTGGCTTCGGTCCTGGAGGCGCTGAATGTGATCTGGCCGCCGTTGGTGGTGCCGCGCTTGATCGTCAGGAAGGCCTGGGCGATATCCGTCCAGCCCGCGTCCCACTCGATCCGGCCGGCGCGGACAACGTCCTGGGCCTTGAGCACCAGGGTCGTCTTCGTCTCCAGGCTGTAGTGGATCCGCTGGGCACGCGGGTAGAAGTCGCAGACCAGGTCGTACACCCCGATACCCACACCAGTGGTATCGATACCGATGTGCTGGACGTTGAACCGTTCGGTCAACAGCTTTACTTGAGCGGCCTGGTAGGTGAACGACTGCCCACGCCAGCTGTACTTCTCCAGGATGCGGAAGTTCCCACCCGTCTCCGCCGGCGGCGCAACGACCACACAGGTGGCATCGTCGCGAGTGCGGCTGGGGTCATAGCCCAACCAAACCGGAGAATTGCCAAACGGTCGCTCTTCGCCGGGCGAGTAGTCGTCCCACAGTTCACGATCGGAGTAGCAGCGTTCGAGATCGGCCAAGGCGAATGCTGACTGGGTGCTGTCGATGAATTTGCACATGAACAGCTGCTCGAACCGCTCTTCATCATTCTCCAGCCTAAGGCGGTCTATATCGAAGAGATTGCAGCCTCCAGCGATGGCGTCTTCCAGCGTGATTACCTTGCGCCACTGACCGTCGGGACAGAGCTTGCCGGCATGGATTTCATCCTCGCTGGGCCAGACGCCGGCTTTCTTGGCACGCTTACTGTTGCGGAATTTCTCGCCCGTCCAGAACGGGTAGGCCTCATGCGTGACGGCACTGGGCGTGGAAAAATAGGTTTGCCGCCACTTGGCATGTGAAGCCATGCCGCTGGCGGCTGTCTGGATCTTGTCGAAGCGAGGGATCCAGAATATTTCGTCAACGTACAGGTGTCCGTGATAGCTCTGCGCTGTGTTGGCGTTGGTCGACAAGAAACGCAGCTCTGCCCAGGGCTTACCGTCTTTGCTGAGCTTGATAGGGTTACCGGTTAGCTCGATGTCGAACCATTTGCTGGCAAATTCCAGGATGTAGCTGCGAAAGACTTCGGACTGGGCTCGGCTCGCAGACAGGAAAATCTGGTTGTCTCCCGTAAGCACAGCATCCATAAAGGCTTCGGCGGCGAAGTAGTAAGTGAGGCCGATCTGACGCGATTTGAGGATGTTGCGTATCCGTGCCGTCAGGGGGTTTTTCTTGGCAGCGAACAGCTCCATCTGATAGTTGAACATCTTGGAGGTGAACTGCTCCAGGAAGTCGACCTCAGTCAGCTTGCTGATATCGTTCTTGGGTGCCTTCTCTCGTTTCTTACCTCCCTCTCCACGCTCCCGACGTTCGCCGCGATTCCCCGGCCGACGCTCCTGGTGCTCTGCAGGGGACTGATCAGTTGCAGGCATGGCAGCGGGCCGATTGGACTGCTTGATTAGCTTGTCGCGAACTGCAGTCAGCCGATCCAACTCATCCAGTTCAGCCTTAGTCAGCGTGTCCTGCTTTTCCAGGATGAGCGTGATCCGCCGGCTGACTGCGGTCACCGGCTCTTCATCCGTAAGCATGTCGTCCCAACCGCCCTGGCGAATCCAGTAATAGATGATCCGCACGTTCGGCAGCTTCAACTGAGCCTGAATCTCCTTCACCGAGGCACGGCGCAGGTACAGCCGCTTGGCGGCCTCTTTGACTTCGATCGAGTAGTTCATGGGGCGGAGTCTATGCGCCGAAACAGCCCCAAACTCGGCGTAAAAGTGAGCGAAATTCCTAGAATTGGCGAATAGGAATTCTGCTCAAGTAAACCGGTTGGCCGGTACCGATCGGCTCCCTATCGTGGCGCTCATCGACCCCCACCGAGCGCTTCAATCAATGCCCAGATCCCTTGTCTCCCACTGGAAACGCGTAGCTGTCAGCGGCCCGACCGCAGATGGCCGCGAAATCACAGTGCAGGAGCTGCGCGACTGCGCGGACACCTACAAACCGTCCCGCTATACCGCTGTGATCTGGAGTGAGCACGAACGCTGGCCAGGCTCCCATGGCACCGTCTTTTCCACACGACTCCTGGACGAGAACGATGATCCAGAGCTGGAGCCTGGCCAGGTGGCCCTGGAAGCCCAGTTGAAGCCAAACGACAAGCTGCTGAGCCTGAACGACCAGGGCGAGAAGCTGTTCTCCAGCGTCGAGATCACCCCGAACTTCGCCAACAGCGGGCGCTTCTACCTCACCGGCCTGGCTGTCACCGACTCCCCTGCCAGCTTGGGCACCCAGGAGCTGTATTTCTCCCGGGGCCGCCGCAAGGGCCATCGCTACCACAAATCCTCCTACTTCTGTTCCGCCGTGGAGCTGGGCGGGCTGCGCGAGGGTGGCCAGCAACAAAGCGAGCTGCGCCGCGTGTTCACAGCTTTGACCGGCCTGTTCAAGAGCTTCGCCGATACCACCCCCCCCTCACCCGATGAGACCAAACCGATGGATGAAGCAACAGCCAAGGCGCTCAAGGCGCTGTATGACCAATTCGTGATCCTGCTGGCCGGCCTGCAGGCTGTCCTCGAGCCTGTGGTTGAAGACGTTGATGACGCCGACAACAAGGAACAGGTCGATGCCGTGGGCGCCGCTGTCCAGGACGTGGTGGACGAAGCGGACGAAAACCGCGAGTTCAACCGCAAGGGCGGCAAAGGTGGCAAGGGCAAGGACGAGGTCAAGGAACTCAGCGCCCGCGTCGAGGAACTGACCGAGACCATGACTCAGATGTTCAACTCGACCCAGAACCGTCGCCAGGTCAAACGTACCACTGGCGCAGCTGGTGAGAAGAAACGCGGCGGGGGTCTGCGCTAATGGGCGCCCTGTCGAAACGCGCTGCAGCGGAGTATCTGCAGCTCCAGGACGACCTCGCCGAGGCGTACAGCATTGATGACGCCACCCGCACCTTTGCCGTGGAGCCCACCCACGCCCAGGAGCTGAACGAGCAGATCACCGAGCGCGTGGACTTCCTGGGTCGTATCAACGTCATTGGCGTGACCGAAATCAAGGGCGAGAAGGTGCTACTGGGCCTGAATGGTCCCGCTACTGGACGGACTGACACCGACGAGAACGACCGCGTACCACGCGACCTCCTGGACCTGAAGAACAACCAGTACGAGTTGTTCAGTACCGAGACCGATGTGTCGCTGAAGTTCGCCACCATCGATGCCTGGGCAAAGTTCCCCGAGTTCGCCCGCAAGTACCTGGAGGCGGTGCAGAAGCGCATTGCTCTGGATCGCATTCTGATCGGCTGGAATGGCGTCAAGGTCGAGAAGCAGACCAACCGGACCCTATACCCGCTGCTTCAGGACGTGAACAAAGGCTGGTTGCAGCAGGCTCGCGAGTTGATTCCCGAGCAGGTCCTGAAACCCACCGATCCAGCGGTCAAGATCAAGATCGGCAAGGGTGGCGACTATGAAAACCTCGACGCTGCGGTGCACGACGTCAAGCAGATGATCGACCCGGTGTTCCGCGACGAGGGCGACCTGATTGCCATCATCGGCTCGGACCTGCTGGCCCACGATAAGGGCAAGCTGTACGCGGCCCAAGGACAGACCCCGACCGAGAAAGAGCGCATCGAAAATGCCCAGGTGATCGAGACTTACGGCGGCCTGCCCTCTTTCCTGGTCCCGTTCTTCCCGGCCAAGGGCATTCTGGTTACCTCCTGGGACAACCTCTCGATCTATTTCCAGGACTCCAGCTGGCGTCGCCACCTGCTCGAAAACCCGAAGCGCTCCCGCGTCGAGGACTACAACGGCCGTAACGAGGGTTACGTGATCGAGCAACTGGGCAAGTTCGCGTACCTGGAATCCGACGGGGTGGAAACGGTATGAGCCTGGCCCTAGCGCACAAACGCCGTGTACTGGAGCAAGGCACCGCTGCAGTGGCCCAGGTAGCTGCTGCAGCGGCCCTGCCGTACTCCCCAGGCGAGGCCCTGAGCAGCCCAGCGAATGCTCGCAAGCACCTGAAGCTGATGGTGGCCAGCCTCGACGCGGACCTGGTCCGCTTGAAGGCAATCCCGAGCTTGGCCGGTAAGCAGGATCTCAAGCGTACCGAGTTGCTGCCCAAGTACCAAGAGTACATCCAGCGTTACATCGAATCTGACCAGGTCATGCAGAACCCCGTCCTGGTGCAGGTGATGGTGTGGTTGTTCGACACCACCCAGTTCGATGACGCGCTGGAGCTGGCTGAGATCGCCATGGCGCAGGGACAGCTGATGCCGGA